GCAATCTTTCGAGAAGATATTGAAGACGTAGCCAATGATGAAGATTGGTACGAACCTGTCAATATACAGTTTAGCACTGAGTGTGCTGGACCACAGTCCGGGCTTGGTCCGAATTTTATTGTGCAAGATGTGGCGAGGCCATTTTTTGTACCTGATAAATCCGTTATCAAGCCCTCCCCGCTATTTGAGAAATGGGGGGATAGCAATACCAAGCCTGCTAGAATGCGACCTTTTGAGAAAGATGGAACTCTATTTGATCCTATGGCAATTGTTCGTAATAAGTATGTTAACGATGCTGCTTACATGAACTTAGACACATTAAACCGTGCCAAAAGTTATCTTGTAAAGCATTTGTATGACACATCTGTTATGAATGATCCATGGGAACCTAGAGTTTTATCTTACGAAGAGGCTGTAGCTGGTATACCTGGTATTATTAATTCTATTCCTAGGAAAACATCACCGGGCTATCCCTATATGCTCGATAGTGTTCTCCCAGGAAAGAAGGACTGGTTTGGCTCCAAAGGTGACTTCACTCTTGATTCTGTTAAGAGCAAAGACCTGAAGAGGCAAATTGAACAAGACCTGTGCATCCTTGAGAAGGGTGGCAGGCCCCTATATTGTTACACTGATTTTTTAAAGGATCAGCGTTATGATATAGAAGACGTAGATAAGGGCAAGGCTAGGCTTATTTCAGCTAGTCCACAAAACTTGGCTATAACTACCAAAATGTTTTTCGGCGATTTTAAAAGATGGTACACATCTAATAGAATTGTAAACGGTTCTTTGGTCGGTATTAATCCATTCAGTAATGAATGGGAAATTTTTTATCGATATTTAAGTTCCGTTGGCGTAAAAGCCATTTTTGGTGATTATAGTAAGTTTGATGCTTCTTTGATCGTTTCCTTATTGTATCAATTTCTTGATGTTGTGGAGTCGTTTTATTACAATTCCACATCCAGAGAGAGGATGGTACGTAAGATGCTGTATGAAGAGGTTGTCAACTCTTTCCATGTTACATCTTCTATCCCGAAAGAGGTAGTTGATAGAGTGGAGGGAGTTATAGCTTCTACTGCAGACCATCGCACTAAGTTTAAGGCTTTATTAGATCTCATTAAATATAAGTTTTACCTTATATACCAGTGGCAAGGATGTAATCCTTCCGGTGGGTATTTGACCACACTTATAAATACTGTTATCAATAAGCTTTTGGCTCTTTATGTGAGTCACAATATTGCGGCTAATCATTTTAACACCACTCGCGTGGAGTTTGATGATATTGGGCGCAATATTAGATTTGGTATGTTTGGAGACGACTGCGTTGTAGTAGTTTCTGAAGAGTATCAATTTATCACACAAGAGGCAATGACTATTGAATTTTCTAAAATAGGCCTTAAATTTACTGACGATGAGAAGAAAGGACTAGTTCACCAACATCGCGATATTACGGAAGGTTCAATACTTAAGAGAAAGTTTCGTTATGATTCTTATTTTAAATGTTGGGTCGCTCCTTTAGAGCTTAAAGTTATACTAGAGTCCCCTTATTGGCACAAGAAGAATGTGCCACCGGATCATTGGTTTCAATGTCTACATAGGACTTTGTGTGAATTAGCTCTACATGGGGAGAAAGTGTATAATGCACTTGCTCCTTCTATAGAGTTAGAATTTACAAAAGTTCTTGAAACCAAATCCGGCATATCTGACTGGCGCGATGCTTTTTTGAGATCGCGTCAATTAGAGTTGGAGTACTAGGGTGCTTCAACATTTGTAGAAAGCTTGGTTATCCAAGCAAACGGTGCCACAGCGTTTGTACTGATGGCAAAATCCCCAGTATAGGGATTGTACTATACCTGTAATTTTATATGAACACAAAAACAAATAATATTAGAACCGTTCGATGTGCACGAACAAAAATATGTTCCTCGGTAGTTAAAAGCTGTGAGGGGTATAAAGCACAATTCTACCCTCAGTCTGGCGTAAGCGAGACTGAGCAAACTAATCTGGATCACCATCCGACCACCACTATTGTTGATGACACTACTGTCTCCTCTAATGGTTACTCGAATCGTGCTACAGATAACATCATGGAGAAGTTTCAAACGATCAAGGACTACCTAGCGAAGCCCGTGAACATTTCTAACTATCCGTGGACTAGCTCACAAGTCCTTAATACTCTTATCGACTCAGCTGATCTTGCGAGTACTATTAATTCGCAAACCATCTGGGCTGATAAGTATGAAGGCTTTGGGCTAATCCGAGCAACTGTTGTCATTAGAGTTATGATCAACGCCAATCCTTTTCAGCAAGGTAGGTTACTGTTACATTTTTTACCTAACAGAAATGATTTTTCTGTAGCTGGGGATAATAATTATGTATTTATGCATAATGTTAATCTCACTACAAAAACTCAACAACCTAATGTTGAATTGGATTGTCGTGAAACATCCTGCATATTAAGTATGCCTTATGTTGCTCCAACTCATTATGCGGATCTTATAAATTCGCAATATGATTGGGGTACATATTATGTTTCCGTTCTTAGCGCTCTTAACAGCGGTACTGACCCCACATCAGTTCAATGTTCCACTTGGATGCATTTGGAGGATGTGGAGTTAGCTGCTCCTATCAATCCACAATCTGGTATGGGTATCCCTGCTTCGAAGTTTCAAACTCGAACGGTATCCAGATCAGAACCATGTAATATGGATAATTTTGGTGTTTCTCAAGGACTAGCATTGGTGCAGAAAGCGGCACCCTTGATGCAAGTTCCTAGACTTAGCACTTTTTTAGCTAATGCTGCTTGGGCTACTAGATTAATAGCTGGCGCTATATCCGTTTTTGGTTATTCAAAAACGTGTACAGATGCCGCTAGTCTTCCAGTGTCTAGACAGTATGATAGATATTCAGCTACTTCTGACGGGAATGATAGCGCTTTTCCTTTGGGAATCGTGCACGATCGTTCTTTAACTCAATGTCATTCTAATTCTATTAGAGATGTTGACGAGATGTCCTTGAAGTGGCTAACTTCTGTCCCTGCTTATATTATCAATAATACATGGATCATGGGAAGTGGACCTGGCACCAATATTTTTAATTTTGATGTCGCTCCCTTCAATATATTTTCCGCCGGGAATACAACACATGTAAGCACCACTGCTGATTGGGTCACTGGGCCCCCTATATTTTACTTATCTCAAGGATTTGCATTTTACAGGGGATCTCTAGTTGTCACAATAAAATTCATTAAGACCGAATTTCATTCAGGACGCTTATTATTTGTTTTTCTCCCGACGACGAATACTACACCTGCAGTGCCAACTCTAAATTCTTCTGCTTTTTGTTTACGAGAAGTTGTTGATATTAGGGCTGGTAACGAGGTGACTTTTACATGCCCATATATAGTACCTTATAACTATTTGACTGTTCAACAGTCAATTGGTCAATTATCGTGCATTATATTGAATGATTTAATTGGGCCACCTACAGTAGCCAACACCGTTCAGATGTTGACTTATGTTAAGGGTGGCCCAGATTTTGAGTTCATGGGCCCATATAATCTTAATAGCATTGGACCTGTATTCACACCTCAATCAGGGTTGACCTTAATTGATGAAAATATTGGTGGATCGAATGTGCCTAGTGCATCTATCGTCCCGGCCACTGAGAGTGGCGGTGAGATGGTAGCTAGCATTAAGCAGTTTTTAAATCGATACACTGAGCTTTTCTTCAAGATATCAATTCCTGTTTCTGTGGCTGGTGATGCTTTCTCTATATACCCTTGGTATCATGGAGTAACTCAACTAGCCACTACTGGTGTTTTTACTATTCCCAATGTTGGAGGAGATGCTTTTGATTATTTAGCACCTATGTATGCATATCATCGTGGTGGTGTCAGAATTAAAGTTGTTCCTGGAACTCCAGTAGCTGGAGGCGCCCAGGGGACTTATGCTGCCACTATCACTAATCGTAACTATGGTACTGGTTTCTTTATCGAAAATAGCGCATTAGTACCTGTTGCTTCTAGAGGCTTGCAAGATTGGCAAGCCCCAGGACAATCTACTAATTGGGCTGGTGTCGCTATAATGGACCAGAACGTAGGAATGATTTCTGTTGATGTGCCATACTATTGTCAAACCAAGACTAGTCTTTCTTTTTCTAGTGCTGGTGACAGTGTTATAACAGATGTTTCCTCCCCCCAAGTCCGAGCTGTGTTTACAAGCAGTGCTTCTGAATGGTTGTCATATTCTTTATATCGATCATTTGCAGATGACTTCCAATTTAGTTATTTTGTTGGTTGTCCCCCATTGCTTATAAATCCTCGGATTTAAGTTTTTCATGCAGATTTATCTGCGGAGTTTTCTTGTTTTAATCTAACCTGGCTACATATTTAGCTATATTACTGAAGAGTAATATAGTTGTTACATTTATGTAGTGTTAGTCGTTTCCATAAAACAAGCGTAACCTGATCAAGAAGGATCAGGGTTTTTA